AGAGCGCCTGGCTAAAGAGCTGCGCAGCCGTGGCTACTACACCCAAAATGGTTTTTCTCGCCGCAACGACATTAGCGTTGGCGATATTACCTATGAGGGCGTGGTATTCAAGTACGACCCAACGATGGACGACATTGGTACAACCCTTGGTGGTGCTACCAACTACGCCAGGCGTTGCTACTTGATTGACACAAGCAAGCTTAACTTCATGTATATGGATGGCGAGAAGATGAAGCGTCATTCACCAGCTCGTCCAGCTGACCAATATGTGATGTATCGCTCGATCACCACGACTGCTGTGCTAGGCGCAAGCCAGCTCAACTGTCATGGTGTGTATCAGTTCTCTTAATTGAGGGCGCGAAAAGGGGTGGTGAAAGCCACTCCTTTTCTTTATTCCAAGGAGATGGTATGCAAGTATGTGAATGCTTGGTTTTAATCGGTGGCGACATCGGCAACAGCGTTACAAAACAAGAAGTGACATCGGCTGAGATTGCAGTTCTACGCGCCATTCATGGCAACGATGCAGTCAGGTCCATTGTCATTAAGGATCAGATCAAAGTCGATCACGACAAAGAGCGTGAGCGCCTGGCGTTGATTTACAAAGATGAGATCGTAATGAACCTCTTTGGAAAATTTGGTGACTTGCCGGAAACATTAGAAGCTGCTCGCGTTGAGTCCGACATGATTGTTCGCGACGAAACCAAGAAAAGCAAAACCAAAAAAGCAGAAGAAGCTGCTGAACCAGCTGTGCAACCTAGCGGAGAATAATCATGGCAAGAGGCACGACGCTGGGCGAGCTAGTTGAAGATTTACGAGCCGAGGCCGGTCATGCTCTTGCCCCCTCGCTGGGCGCGTCAACTCGCGAAACTTTAATCAAGGTCCTTCAGCGACAGCAAAAGCGGTTGTGGGATGACTACGCATGGCCCTTTTTGCGAGTCAATACAAATGTGGCCGTCCAGGCCGGTTTGCGCTACTACACGCTGCCAGCCAATCTGACGTATGAGCGCATTGAGCACATGACGTTCAAGTGGGGCAATCGCTACCAAAAGCTTGGTTACGGCATCGGCAATGAGCACTTAAATCAATACGACAGCGATCTCGATATTCGCAGTTACCCAATTTATCGTTACCGGGAATACGGCACAAACCAAATTGAGGTTTGGCCAATACCATCCCAGGACGGCAGCCTTGTAACGCAAGAGGGAATTTTGCGCTTTACTGGCATTCGCACGTTGAATCCGCTGGTTGCTCAAGCAGATGTGGCCGAGCTGGACGATCAGCTCATTGTGCTGTTTGCAGCTGCTGAAGTGTTGGCCAGGCAAAAGGCTGGCGATGCGTCAAGCAAGCTGGCGCAAGCACAAGCCCATTACCAGCGCCTCAAAGCGCGCAACTCCAAGTCTGATCCTTTTGTGATGAGTCAGGACGAACCTCTGTCCTACACGCCAAGCGGTCCTCCAATGGTTGCAATCCAATCTCCGTGACATGGCATATTTTGTAATTGAAGACTTCAAAGCTGGACTAGACACTCGCCGCATGGCGGTGTCTAGCGTTCCTGGGTCCCTTCTCACTCTGACTAACGCGCACATTACTCGCGGTGGTGAAATTGAAAAGCGTCCCGCATTTGTCCCCATATCAGCGCTGCCAGGCAGCACGTTTGGCCTGGCCTCTGTTGGCACAAACATGTATATCTTTGGGTCAATTGCTGCCCCCGCGATTTCTTCAGACGCGCCAGCAAATTTGACTTACCAGCGCTTGCAGCATCCGAGCAGCCTGGCCATGACCGGTGTTTTGCATGTGGCTGGATTTAACGGACTGCCCTACGTCATTGCTCAGTACGATGATGGCTCTGTTTTTCATTTCTACAACGGAACGCGCATTGCGGCCTTCAACGATGGAAGAGCAAGAGCGAGCTTTACAGTAACCGGCGGTACAACAGTCGGCGTAGCAGCAACGGCCAGCTTTACTGTGACCGGAGGAATTAACTCTGCATCTGATACTGTCTCAATCATTCGTTTGGACACTATTCCATTGTTGTCTTCTGCGGTCCAACACAACGGCAGCAATACAGCAACGGCAGCGCTACTTGCAGCTGCCATAAACAGTTTTACTGGCAACCCCGATTTCACAGCTACTTCATCGGGCGCGGTCGTTACGATAACCTCGGTCACTCAAGGCTCAATTTATAACGGGGCTGTTCTTACAGTCACAACAACCGGTGGTTTTACTGTTGGCTCCTTGACTAATTTGGCTGGCGGTATTGATAACGCCTTAGCCTTGATAACTGTTGGCGGTGTGCGCGTGACGGGCGACCCGATCTTGCATACGGGCAACAACGCCACGACGGCAGCGGCTATCGCGGCTGCAATTAACGACTACCCCAGCAGCCCGGATTATTTTGCGACTGCTGTGGGGACTAAGGTCAATGTGGTCGCGGTGGATGGCGGAACAGCTGCAAACGGGCGCGCTGTGGCAATTGTCAATACCGGCAATTTCACAACCAGCGTGACTTCCGGCTCTCTGGCCGGAGGGACTGCGGTTGCAAGCACTTTCACACCAGGCGAATACGCCAAGCCAGCCAAGTCAAAGATGTATTCGACATCAGCTGCAACTTTGTTTTTTTCCAAGATTGACAATCCAGCGGATTTGACCGACACAAACAATGGTGCTGGATTTATTAACCTCTCCAACAATGCGCTAGGGTCAGAAAAACTAAGCTCCCTGGCCAACTACCAAAACAACCTGGCGATCTTCTCTGAGAGGACTGTGCAGATTTGGTTTATTGATGTGGACGCTGGGCAAAACCAGCAGCTCCAGGTGCTTAACAATACCGGCGCAATCGGCCCGGAATCGGTGATCGAATTTGGTGACAGCGATGTGTTCTATCTGTCCGAATCAGGCATTCGCAGCTTGCGCGCCCGTGACGCATCAAACGCCGCGTTCACCAGCGATGTGGGCAACTCTATTGATCCATTGCTGATTGAAGAGCTAAAGACAAACCGCCTGGCAGCCAAGGCTTCTGTTGGTGTTTTGGAGCCTCGCGATGGCCGCTACATGCTGGCTATTGGGCCTAAGATTTATGTCTTCAGCTACTTCCCAGCCTCCAAGGTTAGCGCCTGGTCCGTGTACGAGCCAGGCTTTAACGTGACGGCCTGGGCCATTGTTGGGCGAAAGCTGTATTGCCGAGCTGGCGACATCCTTTACTTGTTTGGCGGCGACGACGGGGACACCTATGACGCTTCTGAGGTAGTGGTCCAGCTGCCTTATTTGGATGCGCGTAGCCCAGCTACTTTCAAGCAGTTCACCGGCATGGATATGGCATGTGAGGGGCAATGGCTGGTGCAGACATGTACCGACCCCAATGACCTAACAAAGCGCCAGGACGTTGCTACTGTTTATCAAACAACCTACTCCCTGGGACATGTCACTTTGCAAGAGTATTCGACCATGCTGGCCTTTCGCCTGGTCAATGACCAAGATGGCCCCGCCAGGATTGGCAATATGGTCTTGCACTATGACAGCGGGGATGTCGGGTGATTGTGTTTAAAGCCAGCTTGCCTATGGTTTGGGATGTGGCCTACCGCATGCGGGAGAAGGATTACGACGAAATAAGTGCGACCAGTTTTGCAAAAGACAGAAAAGAATTAGCCGACGGGTTGTCCGTGGCTTGCTGCAAAACTCCGGCAATGTATGTGTGCTCAGAAGAGCGGCCAATCGTTGTGATGGGCTGGAGCATGCCCAGGCCAAATATTGCTCAAATAGGGATGTTCGCAACCGACGAATACATTAAAATAGCATCAGGTGTGAATCGTTTTGTGGTCCGGGAGATGTTTCAAGACATCAACCGGTACAACATTCACCGATTGGAATGTTTTAGCCTTGGCTCTCACGCCCAGGCGCATTCGTGGCTCGAGTGGTTAGGTCTTAAAAAAGAGGCTGACCTTGAGGGTTACGGACGCAACGGCGAAAAATTTGTGTCCTTCGCCTGGACACGGAAACCTGGC